GCGCATGCCGGCGCCGGAGACATCGTTGTCGGCGAGGATCAGGATGCGACGTGCGGCGGGCGGCAGATCGATCTGCTCCAGGCCGGAGGTCGAAAGCGTCGCCCAGACCGGTAGACCAGCGCATGCGGTCATCGCCGCGAGCCCGGTCTCGATGCCTTCGCAAAGCGCCAGCCGATCGCCGTCGCCGAGCTCGGCGAGACGCATGGCGCCGCCGGCCACCCGGCCGAGCATCTTCTTCGCCTTGTCGAGGGGGGCCTTGGTGACCGCTCCCTCATCAATCGCGAGGTAGGTGCGGTGCAGACCGATGATGGTGCCGTCACGGTCGCGGATCCGCCCCAGCATCGCGGGATAGCCGGTTTTGGTCTCCCAATGCGTCAGGTCGGGATGGAACAGCAGGTCGGCCCCGCCAGGGACGGCCAGGCCGCGCCCAGCCAGATACCGCTCGACCGGCGATCCAGCGATGGGTTGCGCAGCGGACAGGATATGGGCGATCTCAAGGGCGGGATCGCGCTTGGAGGGTGGCGGCGTCGGCGGCGCGCGCCGCGTCGGCGCACCGGGAGCGACGCCCGCCATCTCGGCTGCCTCTACAATCAGCGCTCGGCCATTGAGACCCGTCGCCTCCTCGATGGTGCTGATCGGCCCGCCGCCCTGGTTGCCGTCGAAGTCGATCCAGTCGCCGGCATGCGCGCCCCGCAGCGCGATGACGCAGGACCCCATCTTGCGCGGTGCATCGCCCCGGATGTTGGCCAGCCGCCATTCGTCGCCGGACCGGCGACCGTTCGGAAAGAGACGCGGCACCCATGTGTCGGCGGTCTCGCGCAGACGATGCACGACGAGATCGAGATCGTAGCGCAGGGGCTCGTCGCCGAGCGGCTTGACCTCGTTGAAGTCAAGCAAGGATCACCAGCCCTCTCTCGGCCCGCGTGATCGCGGTGTAGAGCCAGCGGTTGCGGTCGGCTGCGGTGCGCCCGAAGCCGTCATCGAAGACGATGACGTTCTCCCACTGTGAGCCTTGCGACTTGTGGCAGGTGATCGCGTAGCCCCAGCTGGTCTCGATCAGACCGCGCCGTGCCTGCCATTCCCGCCGTCCGCGCTCGGGGTCGTAGACGACATGGTCGGCATATTCGCCGCGCCAGAAGCTCTGCCGTCCGGCGATGCTAAGGCCGTCCTCGGTCTCGGCCATGGCGCTGAAGGCGAAGGCGTCGCCCGGGTCCTGCCGCACGTCTGTGAGGGTCAGGAACATGCCGTTGATCAGCCCGAGATCGTGGCGGTTCTTGAGGCAGATGATTTTCTCGCCGCTGCCGATGGGATAGTCGGCGCCGAACCCGGCGGCGCGCTTCATCGCGTTGTTGAGAGAGCGCCGCGTCGCGTTGGTGCCGCAGATCACCTGTCCGCCCTGCAGCATCTGCGCAGGCCCGACATCGTGGCGGGACATCTTCCAGACATGGTCATCATGCGCGCCGAGCGGGATCGGCAGCCCCTCGCGGGCCAGTGTCGCGAGTCGCAGGATGGCGCTGTCGCCCGCTTGGCGATGCACCTCGGTCAGCATCACGTCGGGTGCTGCTTCGGTGAAGAAGCCGAGGCCCTTGATCGGCGGCAACTGGCCGGGATCGCCGAGCACCAGGATCGGTTTGCCGAAGGCCAGCAGATCGTGCGCCATGTCCGCGCCGACCATGGACACCTCGTCGAGGATGAGCAGGTCCGCATCGCGCAGGGTCGACTGCTCGTTGATCAGGAACTTCGGCTGGTGGATGTCCTCCAGGCGCAGCTCGAGCTGGGCGATCCGGGTCATTGCGAAGTCCCGCTCAGCCGGCCCCATGCGCGGCAGGTCGCGGCGCAGCGCGGCCAGATCCTCGGTCACCCGCGCGATCTCCTCGGGCGTCGCCTCGGAGACCCGGTAGATGAGGCTGTGGATGGTCTGGGCGGGTGTGCCCTTGCGCGTCATGACCAGTGCCGCCTTGCCGGTGAAGGCGGCAAAGAGCACGCCGCCAAGGCCGCCGGGGGTCATGGGTTCGAACCCGAGCGCGTCGATCGCGAGAGCGGTGATCGTCGTCTTGCCGGTTCCGGCATAGCCGAAGAGCCGGAAAATCTGCTGCTCGCCGCGGCGGTTCTCGTACCAGTCGCGGATGGCCGCGATGGCGCGCGCCTGCATGCCTGACAGGTTGATGGTCATGCCCGGTCCTTCCAGCAGCGCGCGGCGTAAGGACAGAACCGGCACAAATAGAAATCCTGGGCTGCAGCGATCCGCGGTGGGAGTTCGCCGGCTGCCGCGGCGCGCAGGACATCGACGGCCTTGTCGGACAGCGCCTGCGCGCAGGGCGGATCGAACGCGACCACCTCGTGGTGGAGCGCCTCGCTGTCCTTGTTGAGCGCCGTGACGAGGGCGGTCTCCAGTTCCAGGTAGCCCATGTAGAGCTGGACCTGGGCGAAGTAGACCGGCTTGGAGAACGCTAGGCCCCGCTTGACCAGATCGTTCCAGGATTTGTTGTTGAGCGCCTTGTGCTCCCAGAGCACGGGCCAGCGCAGGCCGACGTCGGGGCCGGCGACGATCACGCCGTCGATGTGGCCACGCAGCTTGCCGCCCGCCGCTTCGAACCCGAATTGTCCGCCATCGGCGCGCTCGGTGCGAAGATCGAAGCCTGCGCCGCGCAACCAGCGGATCGAGAGGGTCTCGAATTGGTGGCCGGCGTCGAAAATGCGCAGGATCGCGCCATCGAAATCCCGTCCCTCATCCTTAGGCGTATGGGTCACCTCGTAGACGAGCTTGCGCGCGCAGGGCTCGCCGATCCGGCTGCCGCCGAGATAGTCGCGCGGCGTCTGCCGGCGATTGCGTGCGACGAGCGCCGCATCGACCAGGGTATTGACCCTATCGGACACGCTGATCGCGTGGCCGATGCGGCCATAGACGAAGCCGGAGCCGTGGTTGAGATCGATACCCATGCGCAACCTCAAAAGGGCAAAGGGTCGTCGAGCGGGTCGCGGGCGGCGGCCTGGCGCTGCATCGACTCCTGGAATCCGTCGACGCAAGCCTCGATGATGCGGTCGATCTCGGCCGCGCTGCGGTCGTGGAACGGCGACATCAGGTCGAGCTCGGTGAGCGTCTCGGCGAGAAACCGGCGCGCCTCTTTGATCGCTCGGGTCTCCATGTCGGTCTTGTCGATCATCCCGTTGTTCCTGTTGGCGAGCGCCGAGCCGGCATCGAGGCAGCGCATCGAGCAGAAGCGGTGGTAGGGAAAGCGGTCCCAGCGCAGCTGGTGGACGTAGCCGAAACCACGGGCTTGACGTCCGCAGACGGCGCAGACGCCTACCCGAGCAAAAGCCGGGTCAGGTCCTCTGCATCGTCCGGCTGGTCCTTGATCCGGTACGAGGCCAGGACGACGAACCGCGAGATCGCGTTCGACGCCATGGCCTCCAGATCGGGGAGCGTGAGAGCGGCGATGGGCTGATGAAGCCTTCCGCGTCCTTCGAGCCATTGTCCCATCGCCTTCGCCGCCTCGCGCGTGACGTGCGCCTGCCACTCATCCGCCGTCATGGTTGTCAGGTGTTGAGCCAAGCCGGACCACTCGGAGCCGGCACAGCTGAAGGTGCGGCTGCTGGGACTGTTGCCGGAGCCGTGCCCGGCTGTGCAGGCCGGCTCCAGGCCGGCGCAGCGTTCGCGGGCGGCGACGCGGAGGCCTGTCCCCAGGCCGGAGCTGCGGGCGATGCCGATGACGCAGCCTTCGGCCGCGCGCGGCTGCTGGGGCTCGGCGCCAGGACCTCGCCGTCCATCACCTTCCGCCATTCCGGCTCGCTCGGCAGAACCACACGGTCGAGCTTGTTGCTGTCGCCGTAGCGCGGGTCGTCGCTGGGCTCGACCTTGATCTTGGCAACGAAGGTGATGCCGTTGAGATCGGCCAGACCGCGCAGGATCCGCTTCGTCTTCGCCGCCTCGCTCATGTCCTGCGGATCGAGGCCGAGCGCGCTGTCGATCATCGCGCGGAAGCTGCCCTTGGAGATCTTCCAGCCGATCGAGACACCCTGCTCGTCGACCTTGCCGCCGGAGACGGTGAACATCTGCCAGAACTTGCGCCGGACGTGCGGACCCTCGACGACGGTGAACTCCGCGTCGACCATCTGCACATCGCTGCCCGGCGCGTTCGAGGCTTTGAGCAGGCCGTGGTCGATCTCGCTCTGGCCGTCGGTGCCGCCCGGCCGGATTGTCATGGTGACCTTGGCGAAGGCGCCGTCGGGGATCAGTTCGCCGCTCTTCTGCGGCTCGGCGTCGTTCATGTCGAAGCTCATGGCTCGTCATCCTTTCCGGGTTGCGTTGATCTTGGAGAGCAGCGCGCCGAGGTCGGGGGGCTCGGTCACGTCAAGACGACCGCTGCGATCCTTGGCCAGCAGGCCGAAGGGATTGCCGGCGCGGCAGACGAGGCGGCGTTCGTTTGATTTCTCGTCGAGCGTCCACTCGTCGCCGGCGGACCTGGAGAACAGGTGCATCGAGACGACCTGATCGACGATGCCCGGAAGTTCGCGGGCCGCCTTCCCGCCCTCCATCTGCGGCTGCCAGGTCGTGCGGTTAAACTCGTCGGTAACGCGTTCAAGGATCCCGACGAAGATCACGGTCTTTGCCTGCGCGTGCTGCAGATGCTTGAGCAGGCCGATGACCTCGCGGGCGAGCAGCCCGTAGGCGCCGCGGGTATCCGGTTTGCCGGTCTTGTCGGAGAAAGCCTCGGGCCGGGTCTTCGCCCAGGCCATGGCCTGGCGCGTGAGGTCGGTGATCGAGTCGACGAAGATGATGCGCTTGCCGGCAATCATCCGGACCAGTTCGGGATAGCTTTCCCTGAGATGCTGGTAATGCGCCTCGGAAAAGAAGCCGTTCGGGTCGGCGGACGGATTGACCCCGCCGACGAGACAGCCGATGTCGAGGGCGTCGGCGAAGGTGCGCACCGGAATGCTGTCGCCGGGCCAATCCTGGACCGACTTCATGCCCGCCTCGAGGTCGATGCAGAGCGTCTCGGCGGGCGGCAGCGATTTGAGCAAGGATGTCTTGCCGACGCCGCTCGGGCCGAAAATCGCCATCGTGGTCTTGGCGCGGGCCGCGGACAGCCGTTCGTCGGCGCTGACGATGCGAAGGCTCATCGTCCGTGCTCCGCGAGAATGAGGGCGATGCTCGGCTTGCCTGTCTTGACGGTGCGCGCGGGTTCGAACTTCGTGCGGATATGGTTCGGCCAGGCGGTGTACTTCCGCTCGGGCACCTTGATGGCGACGTCGACGTACTCGGCGGGGTCGTCGCCCTCGGCCTGGATGCGCTCGACCAGAGCGGCGAGTTTCTGCTGGTCCCATTCGACGCGCTTCGGCAGGTCGGCGATGACGGTGACCGCGCCGTCGTCGAAGCGGATCGTGCCGGTGTCCTTGCCGGCGGCCTGGCGCGCTGCGTGGGCACGATCGCCGTACTTGAGCGCGACCGCCCCATCGAGCCAGTCGCAGGTCGTCTTGGCCTGGCGCAGAGCCGCGTCGGCCTCGTCCTGCAGGAGCGCCAACTGATCGGCGGGCAACGCGGCGATGTCGCCGACGGTCATGCGCCCGAGATCATCGAGGCGGATACGGT